GATCACCTTGAAGCGACCCAAAATAAACGGCGTGAGCACATCGTCCGGATACTTTAAAATAGCCGAGACCGCTATCAATCCGGATGGTTATTTTGCGGTATTGCGAATCTTTGTTTATGGTACATCCAACGCAACAATACGGCACAGTTTGCTTGTAAAGATCAGCGGCTATGGAACGGCCTTGCCGGTGTGTGAAATAATCAATTCCTGTTTGACGGGAACATCGTCAGGGACGGGAATCAGATACATTCGCATTAACTATCCCAAAACTTCCGGCAATGGCTATAAGGCGCAAATCGATATCAATTTTTATGATACGGAGAGCCGCGCATACGAAATACAGATGCTTGATTGTAAAAACATGACGCTATTGTCAGCGATAGCAGCATCTGATTACAACAGTACATATCAAAATGTCGCACTGTCTGCAAGCCTGGCATACAGCAGACTTTATGCGGAGTCATTTCAAGGCACGTTTAACGGGAACGCCTCATCCTCAGTCTGGACAACGGCGACCGTGTCGGGCGGAACCGCCGGAGAATCACTTGCTGTAAATAATATCGTCGGTGAAGCGTCATCAAATGATAAGCTATATAAGCTTTCAGGCAGCCCGACGCTGCGCTTGAACGCAAAGATCGGATCGTCTTACGGAACATACGCCGCAGACGCAGCGGCCAACATGAATGTGTGCGGGAATCAGTTTATTCAAACGGGATTGACCGGCACGAGAAATGCAGGCAAGGATCTGTTCGCACGCGGCACGATATCCGGAGCAACGTTCGTGTGCGACGGCACGATCACAACTGAGCTTGCCGGCGGTTACAGTTACAAGCGTATCGGTTTTTTGCTGACTGCGTCAACGGTGATATTTGACGGCAACAACGCAGTATATACACTCGATGCGTCGGGCAAATTAACTATGATCGATGGCGTGACTGTTTACGCAGCAGACAGCGCTCTACTTGAAGGACATGCCGCATCGTATTTTCAAGTTGCAGGAACAATACCGGCAGAGTCAAGAGACATAACTATGACAGAGACAACGCAACTGGAAGTCGTATGGGCGGATGCGATGAACGATGTCCAGACGACTATCACTTTTGATGTTGAGCCGAATTATCTTACCACAGGAGATTACTTCTATATTGACAACGAAGTAATGAAATTAGGGACGCAGGTTTCCGGAACCTCATACAATGTATCGCGCTCGCAATGCGGCACATCACCGGCGACGCATGCGTCGAGGCGTCCGACTATCTTAACCATATCGTATACCTATGCCGCATCGACGGATAAATTGCGATTGGTTTCTGGCTCAATTCCGGCCGGGAACAAATCAAAGCAATTGACACTTGAAAGTGCATTTACAACCGTGATCGGCAAGTCATCGAACGTGACGTATACCGCAGGCGCAACGACATTCATCGTATCTGATAATTCAGAGTATCATATATTTGGATATTGATTTTAACTGTATTTAAAGAGAATTATAACCCGATTTAAAGCTCGCTTAGGCGGGCTTTTTCTTGTAGCATTCATGTTATGAAAACGAGAGATAATCGAAGGTATTAAGAGATGAGAAGTGGGAAATATTTTTGCAAACAATTCGCCGTTTTTTGCAAACGAAAAAGCGCGCTACAGATAGTACGGCAGGTTACGATAATAGCGTTCAATCAGGTCATTGCGAAAAGTTCAAATGTTTCTTCAGTATCCGGAACAACTGTAACCTTGACAGATGGGAATGAATATTGGATAATTGGTTATTAACAAAGGAGCATTGAAATGACTGAAGGAATAATTGTGGCATTGATATCCGGTATCTTTATGGTAATAGGAATAAGTCTGAAGTTAATTATGGACCGAAAAAAAGCGAAGGAATCTGAAGGCGAGATTCCGCAGTTGCCGTATCATTCTGTTTTCAAGATCATGGATTCTTTAATCATTAAAGCGGACACCTTCCGGGTGAATGATCCCGGAAAACAAAAGGCATTAAGATATGTCTTGAAGAATGCTTTGATTATATTCAAGGATGAAATGATGCAGTTGGCTGAAAAGATTGAAGAATGTGAGCGAGTAAATTGTAGCCAAGACCAAAAATCATCGCACATGATAAACCAGAATAGTGATGCGGTGAATAACTCGTTCAAGCGTGTAGGAATGTTATCATCGCAAGTAAACCTTCCGGGATCTGATTTGGAAGTAATCAGGCTCATTATGGAAAAGTTGATGGAAAGGATATCGATAAAAATTGAAACGCTTAACAAAGGCATAAGTGATATTGCAATGGTTGAAGCGATTTCGGATTGCAAGATGAAGCAGTATCTTGGTTTTATTCTATGGGGCGCTGTTGTGTCTACCGTCTATATTGATTTGCAATCGGTTAGTGATGAAATCAATGGCGATCTGGATGGAATGATCTTCATGGGCGAAACGATTGGATATTGATATGAATAAGATCGGATTCTTTGAAGATCTACCCGGAAGCAAAAGCATGGGAAGATTATTATCATTCTTTGCTTTTATTGTTGCAGGGATCTTGGCGTTGTATGGAGCGGTGAAGGGAATTGATTATTCCGGGATCATTGGAATATTTCTTGGATATTCAATCGGTTTGAAAACAGGACAGAAGTATGCTGAAGTATGGGAAACAAAAGGAAAGGATGATTCCGATGCCAAAAGTGAATGATCTGAATTTATTGCGTCCGGATGTGAAGGATGGATTCTTGAAATTGAAAGATGTGATGAAGGACCGGTATAATGTGAGCATAATAGCCTTTGAAACCTTCCGGGATGATTCTGTGCAAGAAGCGTATTATGCACAAGGAAGGATGCCATTGACAACGGTGAATGCCTTGCGAGTGAATGCCGGATTGTATACCATCGGTGAAGATCAAAACAAATGTATCATCACAAATTCAAAGAAATCCGTCTATCATGGCACCGGAAGGGCGGTGGATGTCTGCCTTGTAAGATATGAAGGAAAGAAGCAGATTCTTTGGTGGGATGCCCCGGAATCGATGTGGGAATTGATAGGATATGAAGCGAAGAAATTAGGATTTGTTTGGGGCGGAGATTTCCGGGATTCAAAGGGAAGGATGATGAAGGATTATGGACATCTTCAAAAGGAATGAAGTTGTATTGTTTGTTCTTTTGATGGCTCTTGTTTTGATAGTGTTCTTCCGTATCAATAAAACTTCCGGGATGATCCGGGAAATAATCAAACCGGTTGAAGTTATCCGGGAAATAACGATTGCGGGATCTTATAAAAAAGATATTTCCGGAAGTAAGGCGGAAGGGTGGAATATTACCTTGAAAGAATTGCCTTCCGGTGAATTTAAAGTTGTGGATGAAAAGACAGATCTTCCGGATGGGATGAAGATCGATAGTGTAAAGACAAATAGCAAGGTGGATTGGCTATCTGTATTCCGGGTGGGAATCATCGCGGAATCATCCCGGACAGAAGAAGATGTGCGGACCGGCGGATTCGTATCTTTGAACGTAAATATCTATAAAGGGATTGAAGTTGGTTTGGGAACTGATCTTCATGGATTCGGCGGAACGGTAGGCTATCGATGGCGGAATCTGTATGGTGGTTTGTATATAGATTATAAGGGCGAAACAGTGGGCGGTGTTTTGACGGTAAAGCCGTTTTAATTTGACGGTATAAATGCAAGATGCTATAATCCGGATATGAAGATGAAAAGATTGCCACCACCTTTGGAAGAAATCGAGCAAATTCAAGTTGTGAATTGGGCAAGATCGATGGTGCATATATATCCGGATTTGGAATATCTTACGGCATCGATGAATGGATTGCGTGTTACTCCGGGCGTGGCGAATAAAGCAAAATCGATGGGTATCAGAAAAGGCGATCCGGATTTAAGACTTGATTCGCCCCGGGGATCTTTTCATGGATTACGAATTGAAATGAAACGCCGGCATCCATTCGGTGAAGTGAGTGAAGACCAAAGGGAATATATCAACTTTTTAATTTGGAAGGGATATTGCGTTGTGGTGTGTTATGGTAGCGATGAAGCGATTGAAGTATTGAAAGATTATATGAATCTTCCGGAATGGAAAGATCCCGCAAGAGAAAATTTGATATGGATGAAGCCGATGGAAATCAGCGTTTCACATAATCGGATGAAGAATATGATCCGGAAATCAGAATTGAATGACAAGTGAAGATCTGTTGAAAAAGATCCGGGCGTGTGGTGGTATCTTATTATCCGGGAAAGAATCTGAAGATAACAAAAACATTATCAAAAAAGCGTATGGCGAAGATCCATCCGGAATCATCATGGAAGGATCTTTTCAAATTGAGTATGAATGCGTGAGCGATATTCAATTCAAGAAATCCGGTAAGAATTGCGAGATTGAAATCTATTGCCTTTCCGTTCATCGATATCATAAAGGGAAAGTTGTGTCAAAGAATCTTTGCGGGTATCTGCTATATGATCTTTGAAATCATCCCGGAGCGTCAATTTTAATTTTATCATAATTTAATTTATTTTACAAAATCTTACATTTTTATACTTGACAATGCTTTTGATGTGATTATAATGCTAGTGCGGACGCAGGGTGGCGTATCGCATAAACGGAAGGAAGGAAATATGGAAAACAAAATTTCGTATGGGGAAATTGAAATGGAAAAACAGATCACAGATTGTTCACGGTGTAGTGTGAAGGATTGTATTCACCGGGATGCTTTTCGTAGACATGCTGAAGTATTTGGTGGTTTAGGATTGTGTGAGCGTATAGTGAAACTCGAGAAATTGAATACGATGGAAAGACTTGTGTTCGCTATTATCTATGAAGATTGCAATGAAAATGGTGGATCTTGTGATTCGGACAGAACTTCAGTATGTAGAAGAATCAAGTTTTCAAAACATCAGGTTGCGGGATATATTTCATCGCTTGAAAAAAAAGGATTGATTGAACTCGTTGAAGATTATGATTGGAATAATGATCCGTACAATCGCATTTATATCGTAGACAATACAAGGGAATAATCGGAAGTTGAAATTGCGGGGCGCGATGCCCCGCTTTTAAAAAGGAAGGAAGGAATATGGAAGTATATGGTGGAGCGATGGAAGAAGCAAAAAAGATTTGGGCGAAAGTGCTTGTTGAAAAGAATATCTTTGGAATTATTTATCATCGATGGAATGATGAAAAACAGTATGAAGATTGGAATCAATATGAATCATTCATCAAAGATCTTTATAAGGGAATCGATATTGTAAAGGTGACAAGAAGACCATTCGGATTCCATGTGAATTTAAAATCCGGACCCGTTATGAAGGTATCAATCAAAGGCGGAAGAATTATGTATTCAATAGAAGGAAGGAAATAATATGATAGATATTAACATTGTCGTTATTGAAATGCTTAAAGAAAAAATTGAAAATCTAAAAGGTGTCGATACAAGTGCCGGTGAATATACACACGGATACGTTCACGGGAAAGTATCTGCTTATGAAGATGTGATGGATATCATAACCGTCTTAATAGAAGAACAGGCATCAAAGATGCGTGAAGAAAGGTGGATGTGATGAAATTCAAGTATGGATCATTGTGTCTTAGTATGGGAATCAATAATGTAATCGCTGAAAAAAATGATCTTTTTATGAAATTTGTGATGGCATCAATCGGAAGGCATTTGATGTGCGATTGGGGCGATATGTGTATTGAAGATAAGAATGACAACGATTTTGCATTGAAGGAAGGCGGAAGGCTTTTTTCCGGGTATAATATCCCGGCGGAATGTGGTGAAATGGAAGGTGAAAAGATATGGATCATCACAGAGCATGATAGATCTGCTACAACGGTGCTATTTCCATTTGAGTATTGATTCGGAAGTAACAAGCAAGCGGGCGGAATGACGGATTCCGCTCGTTAAAAAAAGGAAGGGTGAAGTATGATTGAAAGAATGATGAAGTTGAAGGAAGTTGCAGAATCTTCCGGTGTGAAGTTGGCAACAATCCGGAAGGCAATCCGGGATGGAAAAATGGATGTGATTTGGAAGGGAAACAAGCAGTACGTGAAGGAATCTGAAGTTGCAAGATGGATGGAATGTTCTGATTTGAAGGATGGGAAATGATATGGATTTCAATAATGAAAACAAGATCCGGGCAATCGGAATTGATACAAGATTGAATCCGGTGGATGAATCCCGGAAGAATGAAGATTCATGTGCAAGATGCGGAAATGAAATTGATTTGATCCCGGTGTATGATGATAATGGAAACATTGTGAAAAAAATGTGCTTTGAATGTATCGACTGGAAGGGATCGGATATTGATATTTGCGATCGGTGTGGAAAGGCAGGATTCGGAAGAAAACAAATCATGCACAGTTTATATTCCGGTGAATATGTTTGCAAAAATTGTTTAAAGGATGGTGAATAAAATGACAGCCGGATCTTTAAAAAATTATGGAATATCAAAGGTGTATATTCATCACGACGTTGAAGCAGATACCGTATTCATTGCACTATTCAATTCAAGCAATAAAATGATCTTTGATTGTATCAAAAATGGCTACGTATCATATAATGATTCTGCGGAATATTGTATAGCAGAATATGAAAAAAAATTGTTGCGTTCTATTACACCGGATGCAGAATCAAAGAATGACAAATGCGACAACGAAAAAACAAACGAAAATATCGGATGAAATGGAACTAATTATGAAACATAATTCCGGGAATATAATCAACACAATTATTCAACAGGTATTATCCCGGAATGTAATTTCATACGTGCGTTATAGTTCAATAGGTAGTTATGAAGCAAGGGACGACAACGGTAAAATCACTCAATATGGCTCGATTTATAACGGTGAAAAAAGTGCAATTTCGGGAAATATCGTGCAATATCGTGTGTTGACAGGTGTATTTTTTACCTGTATTTTATGACAAATCCGGTGGAATATCCGGAAGGAAGGAAGGAATATGGCAACGGATTTAATGAAAAATGGTGAAGTGGGAAATGGGATGAATGTGGGAAAACAGTATGATCCGGCTTTAATTGAGCAGGTTATTATGAAGAATGATCTTGCACAAATGAATCCGGAACAACGGTTGCAGTATGTGAAGGCATTGTGCGATATGCTCGGTTTGAATATTTATTCAAAGCCATTCGGATATATCGCCTTTCAAGGGCAGTTGAAATTGTATGCTCTAAAGGATTGTACGGATCAACTCCGTAAAATTCATGGAGTATCAATCATGGACGTGACAAGCACAATTACCGGCGATGTGATGATCTTCACCGCTAAGGCACAGGACAGATCCGGAAGATATGATACCGATATCGGTGTGGTGTCATTAAAGAAAAAAGACAATTCATTGTATTCCGGTGAAGATCTCGCAAATCAAATTATGAAGGGATCAACGAAAAGCAAAAGGCGTGTTACCTTATCGATCTGTGGGCTTGGTGTATTGGATGAATCTGAAGTTGATACACTTGGACCGGTGAAGGTTTATGATTATGATAAACCCATCCCGGCGGAATCAAAGGAAGTGAAGCCTGAAACAAAGACACCGGAAAAGAATCCGGATATCATCCCGGAAAAGACACCGGAAAAGGTTGAAGAAAAAAAGATGCCGGAAGCGATTGAAAATCCGATTGCTGAAATGAAATGTTTATTCCGGGAATATGGATTCACAAGACAGGATTATGAAGATTATTGTAAGCAGTATTATTCCGGGAAAGATGTTACAAAGGAAATGGCAATCTTGTTTAATAAGGCATTGAAATCCGGCGAACTATCGAAGCCGTATATTGCGGAAACAATACAATGGTATAGGGAAGCAAAGGAAAAGGGATCATCATTGAATCTTTCACCAAACAATGAAGGGAAGTGAAAGTTATGAAGTTGATGGATATAGCGTTGTCACTTGAAGCAATAGAAGAAATCGATCCGGGAACGCCGGAAGAAAAAGAGTTCTTAAAACAGACCGTTGATACTTTGGAATATGAATTGGACAAAAAGGTGGATGCCATTGTTTGTACCATCAAAGGATTAGAAGGTGAAGCCGGTGTTGTCGCGGATGAAGTGAAAAGATTGCAGGATCGGAAAAGATCTATGGAAAACAGAGCAAAGTCCATCCGGGAATTTCTGAAGTATTTTATGTCATATTCAAAGATCGATAAAATCAAAACAGCGTTCTATTCGGTAAATAAGAGAAAAGGGAATCCATCCGTTACAATCATGGATGCCGGAAAGATCCCGGAAGAATGTTACAAGAATGAAATTGTATTTGATTATGAAAAGATCGTTGAAGGAATGAAAATGAAAAAGATAAAATTGCCGAAGGAATGTTATTCTTTCAATCGTGTACTTGATATGGATGAAGTTGAAAAATTGGTTGCGGGTGGATGGTTGGAAAGTGATGTTGCTGTAATCACTGTCCCGGAAATATTGACTATCCGTTGACTTGATGGAATAATCTGATATAATGTTGATGCGTGGCTAGGTTATGCAGACCGAACAATCCTATACCCGAAGGGATCTGCCACGTATCAATAATTATCGGGATATACGAAAGGGTGGTATATAAAAATGTCAAGACCTATCAAACCGGCGGTTTGTGAATATTTCCCACACTATTGCAAACATGGAAAATCATTATTCATCATTGAACAAAATTTCGGGAATGATGGATATTCAATGGTTTTTAAATTGTTTGAAATTTTAGGATCTACCGAAGATCATTATATCGATATAAACATTCCGGGAATGTGGGAATATATCGTTGCAAGATCTTTGATGAATGAAGAAAAGGTGGAAGAAATATTGGACCTGTTTTCAAAGATCGGAACGATCGATTCTGATTTGTGGAATAATCATGGTGTTATTTATTCGGTGAATTTTGTGAATAATCTGCAACCTTTATATGAGCGCCGGAAGGTTATTGTAAAGACAATCGATGAAATACGGTGTTTGTGTATCCATAATACAACTAAACCTATAGTTATTGCGGATAATTGTAACAATAATGCAACATTAATACCACAAAGGAAAGTAAAGGAAAGTAAAGAAAAGGAAAGTAAAGAAAAGGGAATGGAATCCGGCGGAAATATTATTGATTACAATAATGATGATGATGTTCTTCCGGTAGTGAATGATTCTGTACCGTATAAAGAAATCGTTGAACATTGGAATAATCTGTATTCGTCAACATTCGGAAAGATTGTGATGCTATCTGAAAAAAGAAAAAGATCCATCCGGGTATTATTCAAGAACTTTGTAAGAATTGAACAGATGTATGATCTTTTTAAAAAGGCATCGGAATCATCTTTCCTGCGTGGGATGAATTCAAGATCATGGATGGCTTCATTCGATTGGATCATCAATCCGGTTAATTCAGCGAAGATCTTATCCGGGAATTACGATGATCCGGTAAAGCGTGCCGGTGTTGTGGATGATGGTTGGCTCAATTAACAAAATGGAAGGAAGGAAAAAAGATGGATGAAAACACTGTTATCGATTTGAATAATGTGAAGGATGTTTTGATGAAGATGAATTGGCTTGCGAAAAAGGAACGCGAGTTATTCAATGTCATGACCGACAATAAAAATTATGACACTTTCAAAGAACATGAAGCTTGTGTGGTGGATCTTGTCAATTACAGAAGGTTGTTTGAAAAGATGTATTTTGTGCCAGAACGGTATTATGAAAAAACGGCATTGAATTATATTCCGGATGATTGTGATGTATCTGAAGTTGAAAAGGTGAAAGATTACATGGCGAATATTGATTATAATATCCGTGAAGGTTTCGGATTGGTAATATCCGGACCTAATGGAAATGGTAAAACTCATATTTATTATACAATATTGAAGCAGTGTGTGTTGTGTAATTATGAAGTGAAGTCAATCGATTTTGCTGTTGCAAAGAATTTGTCTTTTGAAGATCGGGCGAAGATCATCCGGGAATGTGAAGGTGCTGATATTATCGGGATCGATGATTTGAGAACTGAAGCAAGCAATGAATATGTCATTGAATTTCTTTTTTCAATTATCAATCTGGTATACAATCAAAGATCTTCATTGCTTATAACAACAAATTTGAGTGGGAATGAATTTCGGAATCGATATGGCAATTCGGTGTATAGTAGGATCTATGAAATGATGATTCCGGTGGCGTTGAATGGTACAGATAAACGGAAGGAAGTAAAAAGATGAATCAAATGAATTTGCTTGGCTATTTGGGAAAACTCAATGATATGAGAACAACACAATCCGGGAAGCAGACGTTTTCATTTACCGTTATGGACCCCGTTGGAAAAGACAAAGATCCTAATTGGTTTAAAATCGTGGTGTGGAATGATTATGCTGTGACAATAGAAGCGGAGTTGAAAAGGAAGATGGCGATGAAGGGTGAAGATAAGAATATCCTTATATATGCCGTTGGAAGAATCAATATTGATAAATACAAAAACAAAGAAGGTGTTGAAGTGAAGTCGTACGAACTGAATGCTAATTCCGTTCATTCATACCTTTGTTTGAAAGATTCGCGCGTATCCGGTGGCAATAATAATGTTATGACACCGGAACAGCAGAATGAAGCGAAAAAGAATGACTTGAAAAAAGGTATTGATCCGGAAGACCCATGGGCAGATGAAGAAGACAATCCTTTTGTTAAGTGATGAAGATGAAAAAGATTGATTCCGTTCTAACATTCCGGGAATTGATTATGAATGAAGCAAGTGAATCCGGGATGATGGATGAAGATGTGCGGAATGCTTTAGGTGAAGATGTTGAAGATATATTGGATGGAAGGATGATTGTAACAATTTCACAAGCGAGAAGATTATACAAAGCCGGTTTGCCCTTGAAACCGGCTCACATATTGTATAGAAGTGAAATTGAGTATGGAAGGATGGTTGAATGATGATCCCATTATTCAAAGACAACGGTGATTACGATGTTCAAACAATGGTACATGATATCCTGTTATGGTATCCGGCAACCCGGAATAATGATTGGTATTTGGTGAGCATGTTCTTTAGTGAATATTTCCGGATTGATGATTTCAATTCTGCAGAAAAAATCGGTGTGCCATATATGAGCATCATCCGGTACAGGCAGTTGTATCAGGCGAAGGGAATGTATTTGCCAAATGATGATATGAAACGGATTCGGGCAGATGTGCAAAGACGGATAAAACGGGACATGAGCGCTGACATTGTCTTGGATCTTCAGCACAATAAAAAGCTGAAGCAAATGGGATTATTTAAAGCGGAAGGTGGTGTGAAATGATAGTGCTACATATTGTATTGATCTTTATAATCGGATTGATTTCCGGGATGGTTGTGTTGCGTAGTTTACAGAAGATCCGGATTGAATGTGATGGAATGAAATGTGCGATGAAGATTATTCTTTTCAATTCATTGCTTTTCATTTCGTTCATTCCGGGTTTGATTATGTATAATAATTACAGTAAAAAAAATAATGAATTGGATGATGTTATCGCGGGATCTTATGACAAGGGATATTTGAAGGCAGTTGAAATCACAAAGGAAGCGATAACGAATAGTTATGATTATTGTGCCTTCATGTATAGGCAGTTGAATTTGATCCCGGATGATGTGAAGAAACAAAAGAATAAAAAAAGGAAGTGAAGAAATGGAAAACAAGATATATTTAGGCGATGGATTATATGCTGAATTTGATGGATATCAAATTGTTTTAAAAGCAAATGATTTTGAAAATCCTTCCGATACCGTATATTTGGATGCTTCTGTTTTTAATACCCTTGTGAAATTTGGAAATGATATATTCAAACAGGCGGAGAAATAAAATGAATGATATTATTCTGAAAAAAGATGAATCATCCGGAATCATGACAAATGATCTTGTAGTGAAATATGTGAAGGAAATATCTTGCCGGAAGATCTTCGCAAAGGGAACGAAGGGATCGGGTGCTTTTGATATTTATTCGGATGAAGTTGTAGATCTTCTTCCGGGCGAGTGTACGGCGATAACGACCGGAATAGCACTTGAAATCCCGGAAGGATATGAAATGGAAATAAGCCCGCGTTCGTCAATGTTTCGGAAGGGAATAATGATATCCGGAAAGATCGATTCTGATTACAGGGGATGGATCTGGGTGCTTGCGTTCAATATGGGAAAAGATGTGTACCGGGTGAATTTTGGAGATCGGATTGCCCAGGGGACATTCCGGAAAGTTGAATCTGTTGCCTTTGTGGAAGTGGATCGATTGAATGATACTGAACGTGGCGATGGTGGATTTGGATCTACCGGGAAATGATCCCGGATAAAAAAGGATGGAAGAAGATATGAAAAGATTGAACAAAAAAGATGTGGTGGAAATCGTTGAAGCAACAGAGTATTTCAAGGTGAAGGATGTGGTGGATCTATTTGAAATCGGGAATTGTTATATCTGCAAATGCAGGATGGAAGATGGAAGAAAAACGTATTGCAAATTATTTAAAAAGTATTGCGACAAAATAGAAGATGGGCAGGATGTACCGGTTGAAGAATGTGTGGATATGTTTGGAAACAGGATGAATATGAAAAGAAATATTTTTGACAGATATGAAATTACTTCTGATACAAGAATATTTCGTGGAAGATGTGTTGTGGATGATAAATTTGTGAGTGGATATGAAATGGATGCTGATATAAACGGAACAATATTGAAAGATGGGTACAGTGAAGTTTATATCAGGCAAGGATCATTAACAATCGCAACCGGATATTTGGATTCTGAAGAAAACTTAATATTTCCGGGCGATAAGTTGCGAATTGATGATCTGAAGGATGTGGGCGGAATATATCAAAAGCACAATCATATTTCTTCAGTTGTATTCGTCAATGAATGGGGCTGTATGATTGAAGATGGCGAAGGGATTGATATGCCATTCGGATTTGTTTCGTTGCGGTTTATTTTGGAAAATGCGAACTATGTCGCGGTATGCGATCCGGTGAAGTGATATATATGGCACTCCGGTGGCTTGAATTATATCGGCAAAGAAAAGAATGGAAAAACGCTGTTATCTATGAAATGCGTGTAACAGAAGATCCGGTGTTCATAGATGATATTCTGAAGGCTTCATCCGAAGCTGAAAGATGTTTGATAAAACATTATGAACACGAACGCAAGTGTGAAAATTGCGATCATGGATGGTGCAATTCCGGGAAACCAATTGGATCTTATATTCAATACTTGGATAAAAAAGAAATTGTGTATTCTTGTGTTCTGCAGAATCATAAACATTTTAACAGGAAGGTGGATGTATGACAATTTTAATGGTAGTGCTTATCGTTGTAGGATTTCCGGTAATTGATATATTGATCCGGAAGATGATTGAAAAGATCCGGACCAATCGATTGAAAAAATTGATTTCTGAAGTAGAAGCTATGCGAGTGATGGCGAAGAATTATAATGGCGAAATAACTGTTGAAATGAAGGGTATCATCACACAAAAACAATTCTATGAACAACAGACAATGATCAAACAAAAAATGATTGATGAACTCGAAAAAGAAATTGAAAAGATGAAGAAATACATCCGGGAAAACGAATATGGCAAATTCATTGAAGATGATGTTCATAAAATCGCAAGGATGATGCGTGCATGTGGATGGATCTGTGAAGATGGATTCAATAATGCCATTATTGCGATCGCAAATAAATATCCGCGTATATTGAATATGCTTGATTTAAAATCATTGAAGGATTATGAAATTGCAGATATCGGATTGCAAATCGGAAGGCATGAACCGAAGATCTTTGAAAGGGAATTGAAAGAATATGAAGATTTCTTCATCCGTGCCGGTGAGTGTGTTATAGCATCAATGACAGGATATTCCGAAGCATACGAGCCGACTGTACCGCGTGAGAATGTAATTGCACTTGAAAAGTTTATAGAGAATCATAAAGGCGTTAAATTGCCAGAGCCAGAATTGCGAACCATTAAAGGGCATTGAAGGGTGGATAATAGGATGAATTTGAAGGCTATTGCGTAGTGCTACAGGAATATGTATCTGGTGTGTGTTGTGGCAAATTCAAGAAAAGGAAGGATGGAAGGAAATGAATATCTATATGAAAGATGATGGCGAAGAAGGGATCATTGACGATAATGGAAGAATGATATCCTTTGAAGATCTTGCGAAGGCGAGTAGGTTATTTGAAATGCTGAAGATCTCGGATGGAAAGTATTGCGATAATTGCAGAATGCTTTTCGGCATTCAGTGTTATCTATTCCGGAAAGATGGATATGTGCCGAGTGGCGAAAGTTGTTTGGAAGACATTGAAAGTGAATATAAAAATGGCGAAACACATTTAAAGTATAAAAGATGCCAGAAGTGTATTGATTTATTCGGATGTAAAGAAAAGGATGGTGAATGATGTTTATTGTAGATGAACAAAGGATCATCAATCTATCCGGTGTGTCGATGCTTAAAAAAGCGACTTATTGTCGTAACAACATTTATTCATGGATAATTGAAGTGTATGGCAATAATGGGATAATTGAAGTGATGTCTTATAATGCCGAACAGGAACGAGATGATGTATATGATAAAATTAGCACAATGATATTCCGGACAGATGTATCGATGGATATCCGGAAAAGATAAAAAGGAAATATGTTCATCCATAATGAAAAGTTGAAGGAATTGATTTTGATCTATAGGGAATCCGGCGTGATTCCCTTTGATCTTCATGTGGCGTTGTATTCTATCTGCAAAGGGATCGCTCGGAAGATCGGCGAAGAATCGGATGCCTATGATGGAATCATGGCAATATATCAGAAGATGATTGAAGGTGGATTATTGCAGAAGATCAACATTGAAAAGAATATCCATTCATATTTATCAACAGTTGTATTCAATGGATTGAATGATTTTTATCGTAAAAAGAAAAGGGAATCTTCTGCAGTTGGAAGGTTATTTGAAAAGGTGAATGAAAGTTCACCTTACAGAGTTTACGCTATAAAAAGGAATGATAAAAATGCGGATGAATAAAATGATGAAGGTGGATGTGCCGGTGGCAAATGAAGGTTTATTCAAATTATCTTCCGGGTATAGAATCGACATCCCGGATGATAGGAAGGTGAATGGATCTGAAGGTGGTGTTGCCATATCTGAAATTCAATCACATAGCGTCACAGAGTTGGAAAAGGTTAAGAAGCGGATGAAGATGATCCGGGATCATGGACCGGCGGTTGCGTACCGGTACGATTATATTCGGAAGGGATGGAATTTCGGAATCCATGCAAGGAAATTCAAAGAATCGCCATCCGAACATACAGCGATGGATCTCGCGGAATGTATGATTCAGTTCTTCCGGTGGACTGATCTGCGTGGATTCAAAAGACACTGTGAGCCGTTCAGCAAGACGGTTGCAAACCGTATCAAGCAAGCTCTTGTAGATAAGGATCATGGAAAGATCCCGGATGGAATTTCGGTGTGTATGATAGTGAAGGATGAAGAAATATTTTTGCGGGAATGCCTTGAAAGTATATCCGGGATGTATGATGAATTGATTATTGTCGATACCGGATCTTCAGATTCTACCGTAAGCATTGCGAAGGAATTTACAGAGAAGGTCTATTCCTTCATTGAAGATCCGTTCAACTTTTCAAATGCCAGAAAAAAAAGTGTTGAATATGCTACACAGGAATGGATCTTCATCATTGATGCGGATGAAAGATTGGAAATTGATCCCGGATATAATTTGAAAAAGTTGATCCGGAAATATGTGATGAATGAAAAGGATTCCGGAAGATTGGAATTTCATGATGTTCAACGTGGGATTCGGAAAAAGGTTGGATATAGCAATGTGCGTATCATCCGGAAGAATTATGTGGATTTTGATGGATCGGTACACAATCAAATTACAGGATTCTATGATGAATCATCCATCCATTATGAAGATCGTGTGCGGTTGGTGCATGTTGGATATGACATCAAAACGGAAAAAAGGAAGAAAAGAAATACTGATCAAATCGAAGCGTTGCGTAATGCAATCTATGAAATGGAATGCAATGGAAAAGGATCGGGAGCAAAGTGGGCTTTGAATCATTATCAATTAGGAAGGCACTATTGCGTTGAAGGGAATTACAAGAAGGCGATTCAGGCGTTCAATGAAGCGTATGTGCAAGGGAAAGATCTTGGCTCAAATATCCGGAAGGGATTAGTGTCAATGGTGGCACATGCGATGGTGGGATGTGATGTGAAAAAGTATGATGAATATGCTATACTGTTGACAGAGTACCGGAAGGAATTTGGAAATGGAATGAATCCGGATTTGCAATTTTATCTATTCCGGATTGCTGATTTGAATGGGATGATCCGGGAAGCGGTGAATCATTGCAAGGAGTATCTGAAGGCGTGGGATATTGCGGACAGGGAAAAGGATGAAGTCGCGTATGAACAGATGGGCAGAAGGAATGAAGTTGTGAAGTATCTGAATGAAAAAAGGAAGGGATGAATATGGGAAAACGTAAAGTTGTGAAGTTGAATGAATTGAAGTTGAATCCGAACAATCCGCGAACAATCAGTAAAATTCAATTTCAAAGGCTAAAGAAATCCATCCGGGATTTCCCGCAGATGATTGAATTGCGACCAATCATTGTCGATGAAAACAATGTGATATTATGTGGGAATATGCGGTATCGTGCTTTGGTGGATCTTGGCGATGAAAAGACAGTTGTGGAAATTGCCGAAGGATTGACCGAAGATCAAAAAAGGGAATTGCTTGTGAAGGATAATGTGGGATATGGCGCATGGGATTTCGACATATTAGCAAATGAATTTGATGTGGGATTGCTCGTTGAATGGGGCGTGGATCTTCCGGTGGAAAAAGAAGCAACTGAAGATGGTGAAATGAATTTCAGCGATGAACTTGATCTTGAAAGTAATTATGTGCTATTGAAGTTTAACAAGGATATTGATTTCATCCATATACAGACAATTTTAGGTTTGGAATCCGTATATTCTAAAAGGCAGAATGGATTGCCTAGGAGCAAAGGAATCGGGCGTGTGGTGGATGGTATCACAGCGATTGAAAAGATCCGGAACGGTGGATGATGATATGCCGAAGATTTCATTCTTTGCACCTTCATATAAAAGACCGC